CGGGAGGTTGGGGGGATGAATCTGACGAAGAATTCGTGGACAACGGTTCAGTTGAGTCAGACCTCCCCCTCGGTTCGTTCAAGTATGGCAAAGTTTTACTCGATGCCTATCCGCAGACACTCCCTGGACTATGGCTTCGAGGGGAAGAAGACCTCAAGGAGATTCAGCGGAGACTTGATCGAATCGTGCTTTGGCGATCAGAACCCACTGATTTGCTTGACGATTTGATGGATGAATATGGGGGGGAGAAATTTGTGCTGAAAGGACAGACCTACTATGTGTGGGCCTTGTCCATGAAGAAACGAAATGCTCTCCAACATGCACTTAACGGCAACGGGGTCCCACCCCATGCTTCACGCAAAGTGCCAGCCAAGAACTTGTCGAGTGAGCGTTGGGGTCATTGTAAAGCCTGTCACAAACCGTGGGACAGAGTCAAGAAGGCTTGTACCAACTTGGAATGTGACCGGTCCAAAGCGAAGACTGGGATGAGGCAGACGTCCGGGCCTAGGAAGCAAGGAACTCGAGGTGCAGCAGTCACTCTCGCAGTGGTTGCTTCCGCCGTCCGGACGGCCCAGGAGGAAGCGGGTCAGCGTGACGCCGAGGTGGAGAAGGAGATTGAAGCGGTTGAGTTAGCCGCTGATCCTCCCGCCGAGGAACCACCTGCCCCGAAACCCCCCAAGGGTCGGCCTGTAGGGGAACTCCATGCGGGGTTCCCTGTCAGATTTACCCACCTGCCTCGTGACCTAGACACTGTGTACACCTGTGCCCCCATCCAGAAACGTTTAATAGGACCCAAGTTCTTCAAATGGTTGTTGAACTTCTTGATAACGTTGGGAGTTGCCAGGCATAGTGTCGATCTCTTCGGTGCGAGTGTAAGTGCGTGCTTGATCTACGCTGCTGGAGGATCGCGGATGAGAGTGCTTCAAACCCTTATGGGTGATAAAGCCGTCAAACGCATCCTCGTGACAAGCGTGCTTTATTTCTTCAGTCTGTTGTTTGCCCGCTGGTTGACTAAGTTCTTCTACAGCGAGCCGCATAGCGTCGTGTATGAGTTGGTCAACACACATGACGCCGTGTCGGACAGTGATGACAGGCTTGAGAAATTTATGCACTCAAACATACGATACGAGAACCCGAAGTACGCCACCTACCGTATCTCCGACAAGTATTTTAGGCCCAATGTCCCCGAGTCTTTGAGGGGGATCTTACCTAAGTACTGGGAGAAGGCGCGCGTTACGCCACTGGTTGTCTCTTCTGAGCTTGTGGCACAGCTATCTGCCACAGTTGACCTTTTCAGCGATGAGAAGGCCAGCTTATTACGCGTTCAGCGTGATATGCAGCGAGCTGCGGCTACAACCAATGTGGACAGGGCATTTGCGGCTCGTCACTCAGTTTTTCACTCCTCTGCGCGACTGATCAGCGCTTATAACTTTCACTTGCGTGATAGTAGCGTCAGTCAACACAAAGGAGTTCATTTAAACTGAGTCGGGTCTTTGCACGGGGCTACAGGCTTACCGATCCTCTTGTCTCAGATTGGGATAAGGAGTATAAGGACCGGAAATTCGATGACGTGCTTTCAAATAACTCGGGGGGGGAATGGACACTCCTACCTGAGACCAAATTTTTGGAGCATGAGAGAGCTGTAGTTTCTTGCAAAGGCCCGGAACATGTGGTAGGCGTGAGCCTGCCACGTGCTGACCCAAATGATCGTATCGGGTTGGTGATGTCTCTCGTCAAGAGGGTGTCACCAACCACACCACCGTTAGAGCGCATGGAAGAGTTGGCGGAAATGACACGGAAAATATGTGGTATCTACCTCCCAGTTATGTGTGATAGTGACATCATACCTTTCGAGGAGTATGTTGTAGAACTGGACAAACCTGAGGCCTTCAAGGAGGAACTCAGGCAAGCCCATCGCAACCGTTTGAGAAACCATGATTACCCCGGGGCAAGGAAGCTGAAATCTTTCACCAAG